TTACTCATCAAATATGGCTATCGCATCATGCTTTTTCTGGGTGTATAAATGGCTGTAAGTGCCCATCGTTTCAGTGATTTGAGCGTGTCTCATAAGTGACTGTAAAACGAAAATATCTACACCGTTATTTGCAAGATAAGATGCGTAAGAATGTCTCAGCGTGTGTATGTTATATTGTGGAAAAGCCTTTTGAAATTTTTTATGAACATGGCTATAATGTTTAGGTGCTATTCCACCGAAAATGAAATAGCTGCGTTCATCAAAATACTTGTTAGCTGCTTTTTCGCGTTGGTAACGTTCAGCTAACATTTCATTAATAAAATTAGGTAGTGGAACAATATCTTCTGAACTGTCAGTTTTAGGACGTGGATATATTGTTCTGTTGGAGATGTCCATAGTTTTGTCTATGGATATCTCTTTTTTATATTTATTATAATCGGTCCATACTAAAGCCATAGCTTCTCCAATTCTCAATCCAGTATAGAACATGAGCTTAAACAATTCTTGATAATCTTGTTCTTCTACTTCTTTCACACGCTCATCAAATTCTTCTCTCAACATGTATTTCGGTTTAGTTTTTATGCGCGGAATTGGCTTGATAGAAATAGTAGGGTCAGTACGTAAACCAAAGTATTTTTTAGCGTAATTGATGACTACTTTGAAACCAGACCATATTGTGCGTGCTGTGTTAGTGGAAGGAATATTATCCATTAAATATTTGCGGAACTCTTGGCATTGGTTCTGCGTAATTTTATTCATATTAATATGTCCGAATTTATCTTTAAAGTGCCGGTTATATTCATTTATTTTGCGCTTTTTAGTTTTAGGTCTTAGATCACTGTGTTCTAAGTAATGATTAAATACATAATCAAATGTATTTGAATCGCTATAACCTTCATTGATATCGTTTAAAAAAGCAGCTTCTGCATACTTAGCTTCTCTTTTAGTGTTATATCCTCGTTTCATTTTGCGTTTATTGTTGCCATAAACATCTTTATATCTGACGGAAAAATACCATTTGTTTGTACTACTATCTTTATATACTGGCATTTTTACTCATTCCTCCTCAAAAAAAGGTAAAAAATAATAAGGGTACGGTGGTGTACCCTAGAGCTATTGATTTGTTAAGTGAACATAATTTTACATTTCATCATAAAAAGTATTGTGAATTTCAAGTTTCAAAACTTTATTGTCGGCGTCGATATAAAAGTCGCTATTGTAATTTATTTTGTTTACTTTTAATACTCCGCCATTATCTCTTACATATTTATTTTTAAAATATCTATAATGTGTTAAAATAAATATGCGGGTGAAACCGCAGCGAAAACCCCTATATTTACAAAAGTTGATACCAGCTTCTTTAGCTCCCACGCTATATAGAAGCTGGTATTTTCAAATTGATTTTGGTATAATTAATACTCTCCTAAAATAGGTAGATTTATAAACATCTCCCAATTTTTTGAAAGTAAACTGCAAAACCTCGGCTATTAATATCATTAGTAGTTGAGGTTTTTGTATTACATACACTACTCTACTTGTTCATTTTGCTCCAATTTATTAGCTATTTCTATTAACTTCTCTCTTATTTCTCTAACTGTTTGGTCTTCACTAAATACATAGCTGAAAGGTTTACCTGACTCTGTCTCAGCATAAATGGTAATTAAATTTCTATAATTATCATAAGTTAATGTATAATTTTTAATTTTCATATCATTTCACCTTTCAGCGTCTACTAACGTAGGCGTTATTTTTATACCTATTCGCCCCATACTGGAGGGGATAAAAAATAGGGCAAGTGAATGCCCTGTCAAGTTAAACGCTTATTTACAGAATTAGGTGCTTATTTGATATTGGCATATAGGACCGGGATAGGAACATTCCTAAAGATTATTTTGTCTTTCGATTAAAAGTAAAGCTAATTCACCAGTTGCTTTCGCATCATTTAAAGCATCATGTGAACATCCGTCATCTAAATTAAAGTAATCTTTTAAAGTTTGTAATTTATGATTTTTTGTTTCAGTTATATATTTTCTTTCAAAATAACATCTCCTTATTCTTTATCTATATATTTAAAAACCTGCAACGGCTCAAATCGAATGAGATAACCATCATGGCAGGTTGATAAACCAAGTTTCATTTTGTAGTGTTTTATTGCATTTAAAACATAATGTTGCGATACCTCAAAGTATTCGGCAAGTTCATATAGATTATAGATGCCATGTTCGAATGCATTGATAATTCCACTCAGAGTTATAATCATTTCCGCGCCCATACGTTTCGCTTTCAACTCTAATTTTCGATTAAACATTTCGCTTTCATCTATAATGTTTCCATATGTAAATTTGCAATGTGCTATTTCTTCGGCCAACACTTCAACTTTTTCTTTAGGACTTAAATATTTGTCTATCAATATTACGCCATCTGTGTAAAAACCTTTGAATTTGCCAGGTAATTCAAACGTATCTTTTATCGCTATATTTTCATGTGTGATTAACATTTTTTCGTATTTACTCATATAGCAGCAACTCCTTTATTTATCTCTACTTTTTCTTACCATTTCTGCAAATTCTAAAATTTTATCTAATTCTTCTTGCGTATAGTCTTGTCCTTCTAAATGTGCAGCTAAAGTTTTTGGTTCGGAACTTGTGCCATTCTCTAAATCTTCGTTCATCAATTCATCTATACTTACATTAAAAATTTCTGCAAGTTTGTTTAAAGTTGACATTTTAGGTGTGTATTTACCTTTTTCCCATTCACTAATACTAGAGGCACTTTTTCTGCCTAATTTATGTGCTAAATCAATCTGTTCTAATCCATTTTTCTGACGTAAGTATTTTAAATTTCGGCTAAACATTTTAATGCCCCCTAAATCTATGTTTTTTAAATATCTACCTATATTATACACAAAAACCTGAAAAAGAAAACAGAAAAACCGAAAAAAATTTCGGATAAAATGAATTATTTTTCTTGACTTCGGAATAACCGAAATGATACACTATGTACATACCAAATCGAAAGAGGTGAGTAAATGTTCATTAAGGACGAGCATGGTAAACCTATCGTCTTACCTTTAGCGAATTGGCGTAAAATGAAGGGTTTAACTCAAAAGAGCCTTGCCAAACAGGCAGAAGTGACAGAACGGACTATTCAGAATTACGAAGATGATACTAAGAATATCAGAAACGCAAGATATTCTACAATTAAGAGAATCGCTGAAGCATTAGGTATAGGTACGGACAATATTTTTTTTGATTAACGTTTCGGTTTTTCCGAAATGAGAGGAGGGTTATAAATGAGCGAATTACAAGTATTTAATTTCGAAGAATTACCAGTAAGGACATTAATAATGGATGATGAACCTTATTTTGTAGGAAAAGATGTGGCGGAAGTTTTAGGATACTCAAATACACGTGATGCGTTAAATAAACATGTTGATGAAGATGATAAGAAAATTCTAACGTCGCGAAACACGACTTTAGAAAATTTGCCAAATCGAGGACTTACGGCAGTTAATGAATCAGGATTATACAGTTTAATCTTCTCATCAAAATTAGAATCAGCAAAACGTTTCAAAAGATGGGTAACATCAAAAGTTTTACCAGCAATTCGCAAACATGGAATCTACGCAACGGATAGCGTGATTGAACAAACGATCCAGAATCCGGATTACATCATTAATATCTTAACTGAATTTAAAAAAGAACGTGAAGGTCGTTTGGTTGCAGAACAACAGGTGCATGAACTGAAACCCAAAGCTACTTATTACGATCTGGTTCTACAAAACAAATCTTTATTATCAGTAAGCAAGATTGCTAAAGATTACGGAATGAGTGCTAGAGCGCTGAACAAGTTGTTGCATGAATTAGGCGTTCAATATAAACATGGCGATATTTGGTTGTTATACGCGAAACATCAAGATAAAGGTTACACACATACAAGCACATATGCATTAGATGAAGAACACTCAAAAGTCACTACTAAATGGACGCAAAAGGGCAGACTGTTCATTTATGACTTGCTCAAAGACAACAATATCCTGCCCACAATCGAGAGAGGTTAAAGGAGGTGAATGGAATGCAAGAAAACTCTTTGAAAACGAACCCGAACACAATGTATGAAACGATCAATATTTTATTAAAAGAAATACAAAAAAACCCAAACCCACAGTTGATTGAGGCAACTGCGAATTTGGTCTTAGCTTACAAAGAAGTCACTAGATAAATTTTGGTGGTTCAGAACTAGTATTTAAATATTCTATCCAAACCACTCTGTCTAAATTAACGATGATCTTTTCAGGTTTTTTGACTTGAAGAATACCTGCGATTGAAGGTGTGTTTTCTAAAACTTCAACTTCAACATTATCGCCATTATCTAAGTGGAGTCTTAAAAACATATCCTCGTATCGATTCAGAAATGTTCGGATGTTATCAATGTTCATAATATCACCTCCTTAGGTGATTATATCAAAACCCACAATCGAGCGGAATTAAAGGAGGTGAGTCAAAGTGAACATTCAAGAGCAAAATAAAAAATCTCGATGTAGCGATGACCACATCAAGATTACTGGATGGGAGATAGTTGATATTAATAGAAAGTTAAATATTTTCAATTTCCTATTAATAATTTTAATACTGTTACAAGTATTCCAGTTATTCCTATGAGTGAAGGTAGAAATACTTTAAAAATGACTTTCCAAAAAGCTTTTCTACCTTCAGTAGTTATAAATCTTTTAGTTGTTGAACCTTGTATAGGAAAACCGTTAACGTAAAAAGTTTTTCCATGTTCGGAGTATATGTAGTTTTTATCTAACATTTCACTTAAATTTTTATCTTCAAACTCAATATTCACCGAACCTTTAATGTAAGCAACTAAAAGTTTCCAAAATATACCAGGAGTTATTTAAATCACCTCCTCAATAGGAGTATAGCAGAAAATTTATGAACAAATCCTACAATCGAGCGGAATTAAAGGAGGAAATAAAATGAGCAAACTCAAAGCAATCAAAATAGCACTCCTAATCGTCATCTTGGCGGAAGAGATTAAGAGTGCTGTGAAAAAAATTCATTATAACGAATTTATAACTTATAAACCAAAAAAAAGAAGAGTAATTAAGCTTGATAAAGTTCAATAACTTTTTTAGCTACTTCGTCATCTAATGCACCTGAAATATTAGAATCGAATTTTAAAACTATCCATGAATCGTCGCTATCAAGAACTTCTTGCAATAATTCACTTATATCTTGTTGTGTTTTCGTAGATTTAACTAGCCAAACAGAATCTTGGATATGCAACGAATCTTTAAATGATTTAAGCAAATACCAAAGTGAATTATATTCTTTTCTTGGTGTATGCAAATCATAACTAACTAAGTACTTATTCATATTTTCACACCACCCACTATCGCAGTAGCGATAACCAAATTATACACGAAAGGAGTCGCTATTATGATCATCAATTATTTAACTATAAAAGATATACAGATGTTGGCAGGTGTTAGTAAAAGTAAAGCATCTTCAATTGTAAGGGAGTTGAACAGTGAACTTGAAGAAGAAGGATTTATTGCAATTAGAGGGAAGGTTCCTATCCAATTAGTGAGAGAAAAATTCCCATATTGTGATTTGTCGGATGAAGCAATTCGAGAATTAAAAGAATTTAACGTTAAAAAAGAGGTGAAACAATGAAGTCATTTTGGATAGCATACGCGTTTTGGTTTGTAACTTCATTCATTCTAAGTGCAATAACAAGCGATGCAATTATATCGATGGCGTGGGGATTTATAGCTTCGTTAGCGGTATATGTATTCTTTTTAGTTTGGTACTACGAAACAGACGTATTCGATACTGAAGAGGTTGAAGATGACGACGAAGAGTATATTACTTTATTTACGATTAAGTATTAAAAAAAGACTGCTAGCAACGGCAATTGCTAACAGTCAAAGATGAAATTAGACACTTTCATCATAACAAATTTTTACAGGAGGTACTACATGGGCCTTAAAAAATATGCACATAAATTTATCGACATGTTAGATGAGTCGGAAATCGAAGGATATATAGAGTATTCAAAAGATCCACGACAAACTTTAATATTTGCTCACTATGACGTCAAATATAATTCAGGTATTCGTTTTTTTATTGTAAGTAGTCAAGATACTGATGATGAACAACTACGTACACTCAAGCTTATTGAAAAACTATTGAGTGACAGAAAAAAGGTGAGTTCCAATGCCTAAACAAACAGTTACCTATCTTATTAAGATTACTGATACCAACCTATATGTTACAAACAGACCCACTGAACAAAACACTACAATCAAATATTCAACCAGCCTTAGTGACGCTAGAGAGTTCAACGGAATGGAAGATGCAGCAGTAGATATGACATTCCATACTGCAATAAAAAAGACAGTTACAGAAACAACTGAATATGAGGAGGTCGCATATGACACAGGAAATGAACCTATTCCAGAAAATAGCAGATGTTAAAGCTAATATAGATGGATTCACTAAAGATACTAAAGGCTACAACTACTCATATGTTAGTGGTTCGCAAGTATTACACAGAATTAGAAATAAGATGATTGAAAACAATTTATTACTTGTACCAAAAACATCAGAAGAAAATTACAAACAAATTGATGTGACAAGATTTAATAAAAAAGCTGGTCGTGAGATTACAACATCAGAATTTATCGTTGAAATGAAATTGACTTATGTGTGGATCAATGCAGACAAACCAGAAGAACAGTTCGAAGTAACATTTTATGCAGTAGGACAACAAGATGACGTTTCTAAAGCACATGGTACTGCACTAACTTACGCAGAAAGATACTTCTTAATGAAATTCTTCAATATTCCAACTGATGAAGATGATGCAGATGCAAAAGAAAAGCGCGAGCAATATACCAAACCAGATGCTAAAGCGATTGGGACATTAAAAGAAGAAATGTTGAAATTCAGCGAACTTATGCAGTCTGTAGGAAAACAAGTAAGCGTTGATGATGTCCAGCAAAAACTAGGTATCAACGATGTTCAAAATTTAAGTAATAGTCAAATCACTGTGTGCATCAAAAAATTAGATAACTGGTCAAAACAAGCGAAGGAGAATGAATAATGATTAACAGAGTCGTATTAGTAGGTCGTTTAACAAAAGATCCAGAATTCAGAACAACCCCGAGCGGTGTAGATGTAGCAACATTCACACTAGCAGTCAACCGTAATTTTAAGAGTAAAAATGGAGAGCAACAGGCGGACTTTATCAACTGTGTTGTATTCCGTAAACAAGCAGAAAACGTCAATAATTATTTGAATAAAGGCAGTTTAGCAGGTGTCGATGGTCGCTTACAATCACGCAGCTATGAAAATAAGGAAGGACAACGTGTGTTTGTAACCGAAGTAGTAGCAGATAGTGTTCAATTCTTAGAGCCAAAGAATAACAATCAACAAAACAATCAACCTCAACAACAACAAGGGCAAGCACCAGCAGGCAATAACCCGTTTGGAAATGCTAGCGACGATATTTCAGAATCGGAACTCCCTTTCTAGGATGTGATTAAATGGCTGAAATTTGGAAAGATGTGGTTGGTTATGAAGGTATCTACGAAGTAAGCAATAAAGGTCGAGTAAGAACTCATAAAGATAAAGTTAGTTGGTCAAAACGCTTTAAAAAATGGAAACATTGGAAGCAACGTTACTTAAAAGACAAAACGCCTAATGGTAGAGATGCAAGAGTAGCACTTTGGAAAGATGGAAAACCAAAATACTTTTTAGTTCATCGATTAGTAGCGTTTGCTTTCATACCAAGAATTGAAGGTAAGGATTGTATAAATCATATTGATGGTAATCCTAAAAATAATAATGTGAGCAATCTTGAATGGTGTAATTATAAAGAGAATATTAATCATGCTTTCGAAAACGGATTAAGCACTACCAATATGGCCGTAAGATTAACGAATCATCTTGGCATTGAATATGAATTTATAAGTATGAGTAGAGCTAGTAAGTTTTTAGGTCGCAATCACGGATATGTAAGTGGTCGATTGAAAAACAACTGTTCGAAGTTAACGGATACAGATGGCAATAAATACAAAGTCGAGAAGTTGATATAAATGGCTAAAATCAAAAATTACATTACTCAAGATGACGGTACAACTACCGTTGTCATTGAGGGTGTAGATATAGATAACAAAACATCGTTATTACTAGATAACGGGCTTGATGTCGAAGTCGAATGTAAGCCTATTGATCCATACAAAATTACAGATAAACAGCGCAAAAAGATATTCGCCTTATGTAACGACATAGAGAGCCACACAGGGCAGCCCCGTGACTATATGAGGTATTTGTTCATGGATTACGTAGAAGTCCTTTATGGGTATGAAAAACGCCTCTCATTGAGCGACTGCACGCGTACCCAAGCAAACCAAATCATAGAAGTTACACTTGATTGGATATTTCATAACAATATTCCATTAGCTTATAAAACAAGTGACTTACTCAAAAACGATAAAGTATTTCTATATTGGTCAACGGTCAATCGTAACTGTGTTATCTGTGGTAAAACTCATGCACAGTTAGCTCATTATCATGCGGTAGGTCGAGGACGCAACAGACGCAAGATAAGCCACTTAAACAACAAGGTACTTGCATTATGTTCAGAACATCATAAGGAACAGCATGCTATCGGTATGGATAGTTTCAATGAGAAATACCACTTAGAGAACAGTTGGGTTTCAGTAGATGATCGGCTTAACAAAATGTTGAGAGGAGGAAAAAATGAATGAGCAAATTATTAATTGACGATTATCCAATACAAGTCTTACCTAAATTAGCTGAAAAGGTAGGATTAAATGAAGCGATAATCTTGCAGCAAATACACTACTGGTTAAATAGTAGTAAGCATAACTATGACGGTAAGCGTTGGATATATAATTCCTATCCTAATTGGGCAAAGCAATTTCCTTTTTGGAGCGAAAGAACTATCAAAAGAGCATTCGGTAGTTTAGAAAAGCAAGACCTTTTATATGTAGGTAACTACAATAGAGCCGGTTTTGACCGTACTAAATGGTATTCAATCAACTATGAAAACTTGAATAATCTAGTGGCACGACCATCGGGACAAAATGGCACGACGAGCATGACAAATTGTCACGATGCAAGAGGACAAAATGTCACGACCAATACCAGAGACTACACAGAGATTACTACAGAGACTACTAACAATAATATATTGTCTCCTTCGTCGACTGCGTACCCTTACCGTGATGTAATTAATTATCTTAACCAACAGACAGATAAGCACTACAAATCTACGACTAAGAAAAATCAAACGGTCATACGCGCAAGAACTGATGAAGGTTTTACATTAGATGACTTCATAAAAGTAATCGATAACAAAGTATCGGAGTGGAAAGATACAGACATGGAAAAGTATTTGAGACCCGAGACATTATTCGGTACTAAATTTGAGGGTTACCTTAACCAACAACAATCTAATGCAGTAGATGAGGACTGGAAAAAGCAATACGAGGATGTGTTTTAGATGGATGCTTTTTCAAAAATAGCTAAGCAAGCTAAATTCAGAAACAAAGTAGTCAAACAAGAAATGGGATTGCATTGTGAAAAGTGCGGTCGTGACTATGATTACTATGAGTTTGATAATGGTCAAGTCATTAAAGATGGTTGTGATTGCAAGATGATAGCACTGGCCAAAGAGTCTACCGAAAACTTTAAGAAGAAGCAGCAACGTATCAAGACTAATGCAATATTCAAGAAATCGATTATCAATGATGATTTAGCGGATGCAGACTTTAACAACTATGATCCAACAAGCCAACAACTAGCAAAAGCTAAAGCATTACTGGAACGTTACGCTAACAACTTCACATTAAATAATAAACAATCAATCTTGTTGTTCGGAACGTATGGTACAGGCAAGAGTCATTTATCTATGGCAACTATCAAAAGAGTGAGAGAGAAAGGTTATTCAGTCTTATACATGAATGTACCTCAATTGATTACCACTTACAAAGATACGTACAACAAACAATCGCAGCTAACTGAAAGAGACTTAGATAAAGCGATAGCAGATGTAGATTTACTTGTACTGGATGACTACGGAACGTCACTAAGCAACTTCGGTGTACAAAAGATGTTTGAAGTAATGGAATCACGTACAGGCAAGCACAACATCATCACAACTAACAACAGTAGTAAAGAATTAATACAAAATAAGGATCTAGCCAAGATATTCAGCAGAATGATGAAGAATACTACCACAATAAATATGAATGGCGAAGATTTCCGCATGAGAGGATTAAACTTTTAATGTTAACTAAAGAAAATATCATTGAAATATTAGGTTGCAGTCCAGTATACGCTCAGTTGCACATAGACACTGCAAATGGCAACGCTGATAAGTTACAGAAGCAAATAGATGTAGAAGTAAATAAGAGAGTGTACACGCCGGGTGTGATGGAATTTGAGGTGAAACATGGAATTAGAAATTAATTTCAACGAAACACATAAAGCGCCTATCGGCTCACCTCGACCACGTTTTTCTATGAGAGGTAAATATGTTCAAACATATATGCCTAAAACTTATACGGATCATAAACAGTTCATACAAAAACAAATGCCGAAATTGATGATGGAAGGCAATTTAATCGTAACATTGCAATTCTTATTCATTCCGCCTTTGAGTTGGAGTAACAAGAAGCGGTTAGCAATGGTAGGTCAGTATAAACGTACGAAACCAGATATAGATAATTTGATTAAAACAGTATTGGATGCTGCAAATAATCACTTGTGGCAAGACGATAATCAAATTGTAGAAGTTAAAAGTTTTAAAAAATATGGGGAAACGCCAAAAATCATTATGAAAGTTGAGATGGTCGAATGATAGTAAGGATGCAGTACACATTAACTTTCGAGAAAGATATTGAAGTAGACACTCAAGACATATATCTAGCAGAGGAACAAGCAATAGATGAGATTCACAAAAATAAAGAGGACCATATTGACGGCGAAGTGATTGAAGCAGATGACTTCGAGATGAAATGGATAATGGAGTGAGAGAAATGTATGCAAAATCGAAAACACCAATAGTTATTGATGGTAGAGAAATAGTATTAACAAATAAACAGAGAGCAGAAATGCGAGTAAAACAATTAAGTTTAGCACTGGTTCAACAAAGAATTAATGAAGGATGGACTTTAAAGCAAGCACTGAAATACAACTCGACTTATGTAACAAAGAATAACGAAATATGTTGGATGATCCCAATGATAGAAATGTCATTTTATATTCCAGTAAGAGAAAAAGAACGTATCAATGTTGTAGGTGCACGGATTACTGAAAGAGTCAAAAAAGGTGAATGGATTGATGAGATTTTAGGAGATATTGATTATTACGTAGAATATAACGGCAGAACACATTATGACCTAGCGACAGATGATATTGAACGTAAGTTGGAAGCTGAGAAATTGGAAGAAGAAAGAAAAAAGCGTTTAAAACCGTGGCTCTACGATGGAACACCGCAAGCAGTCAAACCTAGTGAATGGTTTAAATACTTATGCGAGAACGACTTAATGAAAAAGGCGGTGCGTTAGATGAAAGAGATTAAAGACTTGAATGTGAACGACAGAATCATTATTTGGCGATACAACGATATGAATATTGATGAAGGACACAACGCTACTGTAATCCGCAGAGTTGTACGACATGCAGAACCACAAGCAGTTGTTGTGCAATTGGACGGTGTGTCAAACGAAGCAACAATCACTGATAAAGATTACTTTGATACATTACCTTTAAGTAATCAGAAGTCAGAAGATTACGAAAACGAGGAACCGTTTTTCGTCAATGATGCGGATAAAGGTATTCCTTCTCATTACCAAGGCAAAGACGGGATAGATGTAATCGAATTTCTTAGACAGCAGATGACATCTCAAGAGTTCAAAGGTTTCATGACAGGCAACATTATCAAATATGCTACACGATTAGGTCGTAAAGATGAAAAAGTGAAAGAGTTGGAAAAAATAGAAGTCTATGCAAAGCGACTGAAAGAGGTGCTGACAAATGAATAAACAAATATATCTCGGTGGCGGAATGCTAGATCTCGGAGACCAAATGCGAAGAGCGTGGGAACGTGATGATCTGAAACGTTTAGGCTTTGATGTTTATGTACCGCAAGATGATAAGAGTGTGAACGATAAAAACAACGCAGTACAAGAAGGATTAGCTGAGCGTATTGTGAGAAATGATACGAATGGAATTTCTGAAAGCGACATTCTGATTTTCGATTATCTCACTCACAATCAGGGCACAATCGCCGAAATGGGCTATATTCAGGGATTAATGCACAGCGGTCACGAATGTAAGGTGTATGTACAGTGTACAGACATCAGACAGGGAACAGGGCATGTTAATCGAGAACAAGATAGAGCAGAGTTTAGCATTAACCAGTACGTCTACGGTGTGATACTGGACATCACAGACGGACGTGGCGTGCAGACGTGGAACGAGATTACGGAGGAACTAATAAAAAAACCATGCGTGAGTTAACAAACAGCAAAAGGCAACATTTTCGAAGATAAGGAGTTGCTATCAAATGACTGATAAAGAATTAGCTTACAAGTACAAAGCGAACAGAGATGAATTAATAGATGATGTTAATAAATTACGAAATGAGTGGCTGGAGTTAGAAGAATACATCAATGAAAAGATGGAATGGAACCCAAGTAATTATCAATATAAGTCAGTTAAACATGAAATGGATCGAATTAAGGGAGGACAAGTAAATGACTAACACAGTAACAATAGATTTAAAAACTTATAACGAATTATATGCTAAAGCAAAAATGTATGACGAGCATACTTGTGATAAACCATTAGACGTAAACATCAATATAGAGTTAGGTCCAAGAGACTTATTAAAATCAAAGGAAGAAATAATCACTAAAAAGGCAAAGGTATGGTTGTATAAAAATGGAGGTCTTTTATAAATGACTAACCTACAAATCAAACTACTATCAGACAACGCAACAATGCCGACACGTGCAAATGCGACGGACGCTGGTTATGACATATACGCAGCAGAAACAGTGATACTTGAGCCACAAGAAAAAGCATTAATCGCTACTGATATAGCAGTAAATATTCCTAAAGGTTATGTTGGATTGCTTACAAGTAGAAGTGGTGTTAGTAGTAAAACGCACCTTGTAGTTGAAACAGGAAAGATTGACGCAGGTTATCAAGGACATATGAAGATTAATATTAAGAATGATAGTCAAGAGTTCGATACAGAAGAAGATGCTTATTTTAATATTCAAAATAAATTTGAACATGGATACGTCAGCAAATTCGTAAATACTAATTATACAATTCACAAAGGCGACCGACTAGCACAGTTGGTTATCGTACCAATATGGAAACCAGAGTTAGAACCAGTTAAGGAGTTTAGTAATGAAACAGCAAGAGGAGAAAAAGGGTTTGGTTCAAGTGGAACAAGATAAAGACATACTAGATAAAGTTAAGGCATTGCTTAATAAGGAGTGAGTGTGGATGGTAGTAGATAAAGATACACATTATGTAGTTGAAGTTAATAAAGGTATTTACTTATTCAAATATCGTATAGGAGGATTTGGATTTACAGATGATATCAAGCGAGCAACTTTATTTGAATATAACAATTATGATGAAGCGAATAATGTAGCCATAAAATGTGGTGGTAAACTTACGAAATATGTAATTACGCATGAGGTGTTGTGAATGCAATTTCTAATCCGACACATAACAGACTCAACCGGTCACCCTTTCACTCATGTAACTAAAGCACGTGAGAATGAAACCTACACTGTGATTGAGGCAGAGAGTAAGGAAGAGGCTGAGAGGATGGTGAAAGAACCTAGAATGTTAGCGAATAGAGGGTTAGGTACAACTATTAAACATGAGCGTTTTACTGAAGAAGAAAAAGAAACATTATTCGGTAAAGATTATAAGAAAGGACAGTGAGTAAATATGTGGGACTACGAAATAGTTACAGCACTCAAAAGTCAAACACTAAAAACAAATGGTATATATACGATTGATAGAGACGATGAAAAATTCATTCAACACAACGATTATTTTGAGCACAAGACATTCTTCCAGTGTCCGAGATGTAAGAGTTTAAATGTAGATGCCGAACGTGCGTATGGAAGTAATGGGCCAGTAGTTATTGTTAGAAGCTGTGATGATTGTGGATACCAACATACTACGGATTTAACTAAAGGAGGAAAAATAAATGATTAAAAAAGCGATTAAAAGACCAGACGTAGTTGAGTATATTGAGTTTAAAGGAAAAGAGAATTTTAAAGAGGTATGTGAATTTATAGGACGTTCAGAACCATTACTAACAAGAACAGACGGTAAGGAGTATTTGCTATTAAACCACTATGTCTCTGACAAAGAAGATGCTCCAATATATCCAGGAACAATATTCTATAGATGGTATGACTTTGAGCAAGATTGTAAGCCTTGGGGAGTTATGAACAAAGGCGCTTTCTTCAAACGTTACATGGAGGATTAACCTATGACTATGTATATGCTAAAGACACCATATTATGTTGGAAACACAATGAACATGTCAGGTGAGATGTTTGAGATTAAGAAACTGAAACATCCTATAGTATTAAGTGGTAAGAGGTATAGATATAGAGAAGTAAATACTGGGGCTTTATTTAGCAGTAAACGTTCAATCAAACAGCATTTTACCAAAGGCACGTATAAGTCTGAATATCCTAAACGCCTACTCTATATTGTCTCACTCCTCACTGTATACGAACTAAGCAAGTACGTTACGAATGAGATTATCATACGCTTAACAGCTAACAATGAGATAGATGCACCATGTGATTACGACATCAACAGTCAGGCGGATTTGAATGGGGTTCATAACTATAATGCGGGAGGTAAGTAAATAATGTGGATAGCACTAACCATTCTCTTTGCTCTCCTCTCGCTTGTGCTTTATATAGCGAATCGAGAGTTGAATGAAGAGTTAAAGTTAAAGGATATTATTATACAAACACTTATTGAAAGGAATGATGATAATGGATAAATTTTACCAGTCGCAGATTCATAACATTGAAGTGGATATAGATATTGCGAAGAACACTATTGATAAATATCAACGTCAAATAAAAGAATGGCAAGAAGATATCAAACATAAAGAAGCATACATCAAACAATTAAAACAATTCAAATCAGATATTGAAAACAAACTAATGTAGGAGGCCTGCACATTGTACACAGAGAAAGAAGTAAGAGAGATGTTGGATAACTATAAGTTCTATCAGAATATGGTAGAAGCAGATATATATGATAGTGATAGTACATCTGTTGCACAGTATGGTATAGAAGCTACATTACCTAAAGCTAAAGGTACTACTGGAGATAAAGTATTAGTGAAGGTCATCAATAGGAACAAGCAATGGAGACGTAAGATAAAGATGATAGAGAAGATGCAGTTCATTGATGAACATGAGGAGTACGTTACTGATGAGGTCAACTATCATATACTTCAGATGATGAAGCGTGGTATGAAGCATAAGACTATCATGGACATTGCATGTATCAATAGCAGATCTAACTTCTATGGTCGTGTGAATGAGATAGTCAATGTGTACATGGATGTACAGCAAGGCAACTACAGTTAGAACACATCGAACACTTTGGACACATCGAACACTATTAGGTATCACATATCTATTAAGTTATAATCGAGTTATAGCGATAGTAGTACATAAGGCATGGCACATTGAGTGTTGTGTCTTTCTTTATATCTGATACAGATAGAGAGGTACGGTGGTCACTATGTATCTATGTGAATGAGAATACTATATTATAACTGAGGCACATCACTAACATGGTGTGTCTCTTTTGTTTATTGATATGAATACTATCAAGCATGTCAGTGTTGATATGAGTAAGCAGTAAGTAGGAGGTGGCATGTGGCACTAAGCAAAGCACAACGACGTGCGTTCTACAATAGCAGCGAGTGGAGACACAAGCGAAAGGCAATCCAAGAGCGCGACCAGTTCGAATGTCAATCTTGTAAGCGACAAGGTAAGGTATCTCTTGATGTATATGAGCCTAATAAGAATGGTCGTAAAAAGATTAAGTTAGTGGTCCATCATATAAAAGAGTTAGAACATCATCCAGAATTGGCATTGGAAGATGATAACTTAGAAACATTATGTGTTGATTGTCATAACAAAATTCACGACAGACATTACACGACTTGGAAACGAAAAGAAAATAAATGGCAAGATGAAAAGTGGTAAAAATATTTTCGGGATTAAAAATTAAATAAAAAAATATTTAAATCCCCCCGGGTCAAAATTTTTTTGAAAAAACTTTGGAGGGGGAACCGGTGATGGGGAATCGATTCCGCAGATTTAAAATGAAAAAAATTGCGTAACCCCTCCCTGAAAATTGACTAAAGAAAGAGGTGATATAGATGAGAGTAAGAGATGACGATGAAAAAGTTGTGCAAGAACGAGAACGCTTATTAGACATATACAAGGACGTTCCACAAGACAAATTGAACGTAGTTCAGGGATTAATTATTCAAGCAGCACGTTTGAGAGTCATGTTGGACTATATGTGGGAAGATATTCAAGAAAATGGAGAGTATATGCTGTTCACGCAATCCGAAAAAACTGAACCGTATGAAAGGGAACGACCTGTTGCACGACTTTACAACACACGCGATCAATCTTATCAACGTATCATCAAGCAACTCTCTGATTTATTACCAAAAAAGGATGACGAACCAGAGAAGCCAGTACGTCGTGACTTAGTATGATTAAGAATAAGTATATTGATGACTATATCCGTTTATGGAAAACAGGCAAAATATTGCTTAACAAAGAACGGATTATGCTTATTGCATATCTTGAAAGAGATGTACTTAGTCGTGGTGACTTATATTTTGATGAAGAACAAATTGAAAACTTTATCAAATTTACTGAGAAGTGGTACTTCCCACTGCAACCATTCCAAAAGTTTATAGTACCATTTATATTTCTGTTCGAAAAAGAAGGGAACTTCCTATATTTCGAGCAGTTTTTTATTACGTTAGGTCGTGGCGGAGGTAAAAACGGATTTATTACAGCGCTGTCGAATTACTTTATCAGCTATCTGCATGGTATTCCTAATTACGATATTTCTGTAGTAGCCAATTCAGAGGACCAAGCTAAAACGTCATTTGAAGAAGCTTATAACATGATTGAACGTAACGAATTGGAAGATATGTTCTATCTGACTAAGTTGGTAATCACTGACACAGAAACTAAATCACGTTTCAGATTCAGAACTTCGAATGCTGGTACAAAAGATGGTGGTCGTGAAGGTTGTGTCATTTATGACGAAGTACATAGATACGAAGATAGCGAAACAGTAGATGTGTTCAGTTCTGGATTAGGTAAAGTCAGAAATCCACGTGAATTTTTTATCGGTACAGACGGTTATGTGCGTGAGGGCTTCTTAGACAAATTGAAAGAACGTTCACTTTCTTTGCTTAAAGGCGAAACACCAGACGATAGAATTTTCCCGTTCATTTGCAAGTTGGATGACCCTAAGGAAGTTGATGATCCAACGATGTGGGAGAAAGCTAATCCGATGTTCAGTGAGCCGATGTGCGAATATGCACAAGGTTTATTCAGAAAAGTTAAAAACCAATACAATGAAATGACTTTTGCGCCATCTAAACGTGAAGAATTTATGACTAAGCGTATGAATCTTCCTGAAGTAGATTTAGAAAAAGTTGTAGCACCATGGGAAGAAATTTTAGCGACAAACAGACCATTTCCTGAGTTGGAACAAAGACAATGCTTAGGCGGTTTGGATTATGCAAGTATCAAAGACTTTGCAGCAGTCGGATTGCTTTTCAGAGAGGGCGATGACTACATTTGGAAGTCACATTCATTTGTACGTAAAGGCTTTTTAGACAAAGTGAAATTGAAAGCACCTATTCATGAGTGGGAGAAAGAGGGATTACTCACAATTGTAGATGAACCTTCTATCAATCCACTTCATATTGTCTTATGGTTCGATAAAATGCGAGAAACATACGGATTAGAAAAAGTGATTGCTGATAATTTCAGAATGGATCTATTAAGACCACTATTTGAAGAATACGGAATAGAAATTGAAGTGATTAGAAATCCTAGAGCCATACAATCATTGTTAGCACCTCGAATTGAAACCATGTTTGCTAACCATAATGTCATATTCGATGACAATCCTATGATGCGTTGGTACACAAATAACGTTGCTGTCAAAATCAAACCGGATGGCAACAAAGAATATATCAAGAAAGATGAGATTAGACGTAAAACAGACGGGTTCCAAGCATTTATTCACGCTTTATACAGAGCAGACGATTTATTGGAAGCGGACGTCAGTTCGAGTCTTGACTTCTTGAACGCAATTGACTTTTAGAAAGGAGGAAAGTAATGGCTGGATTATTTGATAAGATTTTCGGCAGACATGAAGAAGCAAGCTGGATGTATGATTTGGAATTGTTTCAAGATACATCTGAAAAAGCTTATTTGAAACAAGCAGCATTGAATACTTGTATTGAATTTTTAGCAAGAACTCTTTCACAATCAGAGTTTCGATTTTTAGACGCTGATAATAAGTCTTTAAAAGACCAATCCTGGTACAAATTGAATGTTAGACCGAATACAGATTTATCTTCAACAGATTTTTGGCAGAAAGTTATCTACAAATTGATTTATGACAATGAAGTGTTGATTGTCGTGACAGATACCAAAGATTTAGTAGTGGCAGACAATTATAATCGTAAAAAATATGCGCTGTATCCCGATATTTTCGAAGATGTAACAGTAAGCGATTATGAATTTGAACGTTCATTTAATATGGACGAGGTTATTTACTTAACTTACAACAATGACAAACTGAATAAATTTACTGAAGGCTTATTTGCAGACTATGGAGAGATATTCGGACGTATGATAAGCGCTCAAATGCGTAATTATCAGATACGAGGCATCATGAATGTTGATTCCAGTGCAGTCAACGGCGAAAAGAATACAGAAAAAATGCAAAACTATGTCGATAAAGTCGTTAATTCATTCAGTAACAATGGAGTAGCAGTTGCGCCATTAACAAAAGGGTTTGACTATCAAGATGTATCTTCTGCATCTAAATCAAACAATGCACCTTTTGATGAATTGGGCAAGCTTTTCAGGTCATTAATTGATATTGTGGCTAAAGCAATCGGTATCCCTCCCTCTCTTATTCATGGAGAGATGGCGGATTTGGATAATGCGATGAAATCGTACATTAAATTCTGTATCAAGCCTTTGATTAAGAAGATTGAAGATGAATTGAACGCTAAATTGTTGAAACAAAATGAAGTTATCAAAGGCAAACGGATTAAAGTTATCGGCATCGATAAGAAAGACCCGTTAGAAATGGCTGAATCAATCGACAAACTTGTATCTTCAAGCACGTTCACACCGAACCAAGTATTAGTGATGTTAGGTGAGGAACCGTCAGACGACCCTCAAATGGATCAATACTTTGTAACTAAGAACTATACAACAACAAGAGAAGAAACTGCGGATAGCACACCAGAAGGAGGTGAAACTGATGAAGATTAACGTAAAAGGTGCGATTGTACCAAATAATGAAAAATGGATTTACGATTTGCTAGATATGGATGCAACTTCACCAAACGACATTATTAATGCGCTGCCTTCTACTAATGAAGATGTGGAAGTCATCATCAATTCAGGGGGCGGAGAAGTCATGTCTGGAAGTGAAATCTATACTGCATTAAAATCTTATGCCGGTAATGTCAATGTCAAAGTTGTAGGCGTTGCTGCAAGCGCTGCTTCTGTTATTGCAATGGCGGGCGACACAATTGAAATGAGTCCTACGGCGCAAATGATGATTCATAATGCGAGCACACTTGCTTATGGAGATGACAGAGCAATGGCTTCTGCTTCTAAAATGTTGAACAGTGTGAATAGAGGTATCGCTAATGCTTACATGAACAAAACAGGTAAATCCGAACAGGAAATTCTTGATTTGATGAATGAAGAAAGCTGGATGAGCGCACAAGATGCAGTTGATTTAGGGTTTGCAGACAGTAAGATGTTTGATGAGTCCGCAACACGTTTAGTCGCTAACACAGGTCATATGATTCCTAAAAATGCAATCGACAAAGTATCAGCAATGATGAACAAAACTCCTGAAATCAAAATTGACGTGGAACAAATTGCAAATAAAGTTATTGAGAAATTAGAAGAAAAAGAAGAACTTAGCAAACCTCAAAACAAGGTTAAGCATAAGTTCTTTTTTTAATACAAAAAATGAGGAGGTCACAAGATGACTATCAAATTATCAGATGAATTCAAGACAGCGCGCGAAGAATTTTTGAACGCATTGTCACAAGGTGAAACAGAAGAAAAACAAGCCGAATTGTATGGCCAAATGATTAACGAATTATTCGAAGAATCAAAGAAACATGCGAAACAAGAAGCGGAAGCAATTGCGAGTCTGCCGAATGCAGATAAACAATTAACTGCACAACAACGCAAATTCTTCAACGAAATCAATACAGAAGTAGGTTACAAAGAAGAGAAATTATTACCTGAAGAAACGATTGATCGCATCTTTGAAGATTTAACAACAGAACATCCATTACTTGCAGACTTAGGAATCAAAAACGCTGGATTACGTTTGAAATTCTTGAAATCAGAAACATCAGGCGTTGCGGTTTGGGGTAAAATCTTTGGCGACATCAAAGGTCAATTAGATGCTGCATTCAGTGAAGAAACTGCAATCCAAAACAAATTAACAGCATTTGTAGTATTACCTAAAGACTTGCAAGACTTCGGTCCAGCATGGATTGAACAATTTGTTCGCTTACAAATTGAAGAAGCATTCGCAGTAGCTTTAGAAGCTGCATTCTTGAACGGTACTGGTAAAGACCAACCAATCGGATTGAACCGTCAAGTACAAGAAGGTGTGTCCGTTACTGGTGGCGTTTATCCAGAAAAAGAATCAGAAGGCACTTTAACTTTCAAAGATTCTGAAACAACGGTTAAAGAATTGACTAAAGTATTCAAATTCCATTCAACTAATGAAAAAGGTCATTCAGTGGTCGTTAAAGGGAACGTAACAATGGTTGTGAATCCATCAGACGCCTTCGATATCCAAGCACAATACACGCATTTAAATGCTAACGGTGTATATGTAACTGCATTGCCTTACAACTTGAATGTAATCGAATCAATCGCACAAACTCCTGGCAAAGTTTTAACTTACGTTAAAGGTCGCTACGATGGTTATTTAGGCGGAGGCATCAACATTCAAAAATTCGAACAGACTTTAGCAATCGAAGATATGAATTTATTCACTGCTAAACAATTTGCTTACGGTAAAGCGAAAGATAACAAAGTTGCTGCAGTATATGACTTAGCAATCGACTCTACTACTCCCTAATACTCCCCAAAATGTAGGAGTAGACGCAAAGAGTAAATCTGCTTCTATTTCTGCGGAATAGGGGGCGATTATATGGATGAATTATTAAACGAATTCAAAAGTCGTATGCATATTTTTCACAGTTCAGAAGATGAGTCATTAAAAGAGATTTTGAACAAATCTTTTGTAGCTATCAAATCGACTTGTGGGGTTTTTGATTTAGATGAAAACATGATTGGTCGTGAATTGGTTTTAGAACGTTCGCGTTATGTCTACAATGAGCAACTCCAATTTTTCCATGAAAACTTTTCAACTCTAATTACAGACTTCGGTTTGCAAAATCAAGTATATGAGGGTGATGCATTTGGCACAGATGAGATTCAAGAATAGAAAAGTACAATCTGGCGACATGCGTACGCCCGTCATTTTTTATCAATATGTGAATGAAGGACCTTATCCGGATGACTTCGAAGAAAAGACATTATATCAATGCTTTGCTCATACCTATGCACCTTCCATGAAGGACCAAGAAATATTGGGTGTTTACGAGGCTTCGCTAGGATTAACGATTGTGATACGTGATCCATGGCAAGACTATACACCAAAAACAAATCACATTGTTCGTGTGGAAGATTTTAGGTTGGAACAGCAAACTTTCAATGTATATGAAGTGCGATTAGACGCACCGGAAACAGGCTTCATCACTATTGTGTTAGGCGATAAAAAATGAGTGTGGAATTAAAAGGTGTAAAAGAGTTGGAAAGGCAGTTGGAAAGAAGATTTGGAGAAACTGCAATGAGAAGAAAAGCAGATGACGCATTGGAAAAAGCTTCAGAGTATTTACTAAAAGAATTGAAAAAGAATTTTGAAGTGTTTAAAGATACAGGTGCAAGTATTGATGAAATGCATAAAACCAAACCTTTCACTGCTGCAAGCGATAAATTGAGAACAGTTGTGATTGATTGGGTAGGACCTATGGACAGATTCCGATTAATTCATTTGAACGAACATGGTTACACACGCAACGGCATCAAATACACACCTCGAGGAATGGGAGTTATCGCTAAAACTTTGGAATCTTCCGAATCAAGATACAGACAAATCATCAAAGAAGAATTGAGGCGGTCATTATGAACATTCTTAATTATGTGTATGATGTCATTAAAAACGATGAATTAATCAAACAGAACATAGGTAATAGGATTTATTTTTACACGACATCAGAAAACGCTGATACGTCAAAACCTTTTGTTGTCCTATCGCCTATCAATGATGTACCTAGCACATACAATTCTGACAAATATCTTTCAGAAACTTATCTGATCCAAGTAGACGTTGAAACGTATAAAGACCAATTAACAATCGATTTAACCAAACGAATTAGGTATCTGCTTATGCAGCATGACTTGTATCAAGCTTCCACACAGTTGGATGAATATTTCAAAGAAACTAAAAGATACGTCAAATCAAGACGCTATCAAGGCATTCCGAAAAATCAATATTACAAAGGCTTACACATCGAATAGATGTGTATTTTTTATGCCTAAAATCAAGGAGGAACAAACATATGGCAAATGGACAAGGCTCATATAAAGTAGGTTTCAAAAAAGTTTTAGTCGGCGTATACGGCAAAGACGGTCAAACAGTAGAAAAGCAATTTGAATGGAAAGACGAAAACGGTGGTACAGTCAACCTTAACATTACTGGTTTAGCACCAGAATTGGTTGACATGTTCGCTTCAAACAAACGTGTTTGGATGAAAAAACAAGGTACAAATGAAGTTAAATCGGATATGGATATTTTCAACATTCCGAGTGATGATTTAAACGCAGTATTAGGACGTGAGAAAGACCAAAACGGCACTGCTTGGGTAGGCGAAAACACTCGCGCACCTTACGTTGCTATGATTGGAGTATCTGAGGACGGTTTAACTGGCGAACCTGTATATGTAGCGTTATTGAAAGGTACTTTCAGTTTAGATTCAATTGAATTCAAAACGAAAGGTGAAAAAGCAGAAGCGCCAGAACCAACGAAATTAACTGGAGACTGGATGAACCGCACTATCGAAGTTGACGGTGAAAACCAAGGTATCGTTTATGGTTACCATGAAGGCAAAGATGGAGAAGATGAATTCTTCAAGAAAGTGTTTGTCGGTTACACAGATTCTTTAAAAAATTCAGATGAAGAAGGTACTGGTACACCCAGCTAATCCCCAAAATGTAGAAGCGGAACCTAATGCAAAATCCGTTAATATATCTGCTGAATAGGGGCAAGGAGTTGATATTATGGTCAAAACATTAAAAGTATATAAAGATGATGAGGTTGTAGGCACACAAGACGGAGAGGGTCGTTTGACTGTCTCCGTTTCTGGTTTGAATGCTGACACTGAATATCCGAAAGGTACTTACCAAGTAGCCTTTGAAGAAGATGGTGCCGAATCCGATAAAGTGGATGTACCGACTTTCAAAACTAATCCTATTTTAGTTACCGGTATTTCTTTTAGCCCGAATACTAAAGAAATCAAGACAGGTGCAGACGATTCTGTTAAAGCTGTTGTAGCACCGACTACAGCAACTAATAAATCAGTGACTTACACATCAGATAGCACTGATATTGTCACTGTGGACGCTAAAACAGGCGCTATTCATGGTGCAGCTGAAGGCAAAGCAGTAATCACTGCTAAAGCTGATGACGGAAGTGGTAAAACTGGAACAATCAACATCACAGTTACTACGGACGCAGTTTAATACACTGCGTCTTTTTTTATTTATTTAATTTAAAGGAGACTACAAAAATGACAATAAAATTCGATATTAAAGATAATAAAACAGGCAAAACTTCAACTTACTCTAAAGACATTATCACAATGGGCGAAGCAGAAAAATTCTATGAGTTTTTAGATAAAACACAAAAAGAATCTGCTAAAGATGAGCCTGATGCGAAAAAAGTCAGAGAGTTGGAACGTCAATACTTAGTGAGTCTCTTTGCAGACCAAGGATTGACAGAAGAAGAAGTATTAAACAACATGGGAACACGTCAATATACAAAAGCATTAGGTGATGTGTTTCGAGAAATCCAAGGAGACGATGACGAAGATACAAAAAATGAAACAGATGAAGTGGGAAAGACAGAAAACTAATATCAATAAAAGAAGTTTTATCCAATCTTAAAGCTTTACAGCGTTTTTGCATGGAAAAGTATGGTTGGACCATTACACAAGCAAAAGAACAACCTTACTTTGAATTGCTCGATCTACTTAACGACGACAATGAAGAAGAGCAACCACAGCAAGAAGAAGAAAAAGTATATACAGGTACCGATTTAAGAATGTTATTCGGTAGCTAGAAAGGAGGGTAATATGAACGAAAAACTGCAAGGTTTAACGTTAGAGATGAAGCTTGATTCCTTAGGCGTACAAGAAGGTATGAAAGGTTTGAAACGTCAGTTAGGTGTGGTTAACAGTGAGATGAAAGCTAATTTATCTGCATTTGATAAAGCTGAGCGCTCAATGGATCAGTACAAAGCCAAAATAGACGGATTGAACAATAAGATGAAAGTACAAAAACAAATGTTCAATCAAGCCGAAAGTGAACTGAAAGAACTGAATGCTAACTACGCTAAAGCAACAAGCCGAGTCAAAGGTGTTGAACAAGCTTACAAGTCACTGACTGCTGCTAACCAGAAAAACAAACAAGCGTTAGAAAAATCTAATGCAAGTTTGAAAGAAAGCAATCGAGAATTAAAAAAGGCAGAAACTCAATCCAACCGTACGAATAATCAAAGAGAAAAAGCTGCTCAAAGGTTAGAAAAGCTAAAGAAAGCAGAAAAAGAATTAAAGAATAGCAACAAGGCTACAACAACGCAACTTAAGAGAGCAAGCGAAGCGGTAGAAAAACAATCTCAAAAACATAAAGAACTTGATGAGAGATATAAAAAAGAAGAAACGCAAGTAGAAAAATTACGTGGTGAAAACAAAAAGTTATCAGATTCCAATGAAAAAGTTAAATCAACTTATGATAAAACAAACAAAGAGTTGAAACAGACTGAAAAAGAATACAATGACGTTAATAAAACAATCAAAGACCACAATAAAAACTTAGCTGCGGCAGAAAATCAAGTTAATAATGAGAAAGCTTCTTTAAATAATCTTCAAAGAGCAATCGACAAAACAACAAGCGAAATGAAAGAGTTTAACAAAGAGCAGACGATTGCCAACAGTCAGTACACAAAGACAGCGGATCATATGGATAATATGGCGGGGAAATTCGGAACAATCGGAAGTAAGATGACTGATGTTGGTCGTAACATGACTATGGGCGTTACAACTCCTATTGTAGCCGGATTAGGTGCAGCAGTTAAAATAAGTGCAGACTTCGAAGCGCAGATGTCACGTGTAGGTGCAATTGCACAAGCGAGTGGCGGAGAAATGAAAGCTATGTCCAATCAAGCTATGGAGTTAGGCGCAAAAACTAGTCAATCGGCATCTGAAGTAGCTAAAGGCATGGAAGAGTTAGCTGCTTTAGGGTTTAACGCTAACCAAGTGATGTCAGCAATGCCTGGAGTCATCAGTGCAGCCGAAGCCAGTGGTGCAGATATGGCAACTACTGCAACTGTTATGGCTTCATCTATCAACTCATTCAACCTCAAAGCAAGCGACTCATCACATGTGGCTGATTTATTAGCGACTGCTGCAAATGACAGTGCTGCTGATATTAGTTACATGGGTGAAGCATTAAAATATGCGGGTACACCTGCCAAAGCGTTAGGTGTGTCTATTGAAGATACTTCTGCAGCAATTGAAATCATGTCGAATGCTGGGTTAGATGGTTCTACTGCCGGTACTGTACTTCGTGCCTCATTCATTAGATTAGCTAATCCTACGGGTAAGGCTGCGAAAGAAATTGAGAAAATGGGCATTCACTTAACTGATAATGAAGGAAAATTTGTCGGCATGGGTAATTTGGTTGGTCAATTCCGTGAAGAAATGAAAGGAATGACGAAAGAACAGAAACTTGCCAACGTCTCTACTGTGGTAGGTACAGAAGCTGCAAGTGGTTTCTTAGCATTGATTGAAGCGGGACCAGACAAAGTTAATCAATACAGTGATTCCCTTAAAAATTCAGACGGTGCAAGTAAGAAAGCAGCAGACCAGATGAAGAATAACCTCAAAGGTGCACTAGAACAATTGAAAGGTGCGTTTGAAACTTTAGGTATTCAAGTCGGTAAAGACTTAACACCGGCAATTCAAGGCGCTGCTAAAGGTATTCAAGGCTTTGTGGAAGGTTTCAGTAGTTTGCCGGGTTGGGTTCGTAAGGGTGCAATCGGAATGGGGCTTTTTGCAGCTGCATTAGGACCTGTTGTTTTAGGACTAGGATTGGTACTTAGAGCGGTCGGAAGCGCTGCAAAAGGTTATGGCTTCATTAAACAGACAAATGGCAATCAATACTGCAGAAGCAGCCGTTAACGCTACTGCTAACAAAGGTGCGGCAGCATCTTTTGTGACAACCGGAAAATCTGTCAAAGGATCTACTGGTTTGTTCGGCTCATTTACTAACACAATTATGAAAACAACCGGTAAATTCGGTGGTTTAGGTAATACATTGAAAACCGGTACTAAAATTATAGGTAAAGTCGGCGTTCCCCTTACAATACTTACGACTATTTTCGGTGTAGCCTATGAAAAAATGGATTGGTTCAGAAAAGGCTTCGACAATATGGGGAAACTTGTAAAACAAGTCGGAGATAGTATGGACTTTTCTTGGATTGATAAAGCTAAAGACAAAATGGGCAAGTTCTGGGACGACTTCAAAAACGATATGGCCAAAGGTTTACAAGAAGGCTTATTATTCAAAGGTATTAAGAAAAGTTTTGATGGTTTAGATAAAATGGTTTCAAAAGCTTCAGACACAACTGATGTGTTTGCTAAAGGAGTATCTAAAGGCACTGAAAAAGCTTTGAAATCTTATAATAAACTTTCTAAACAATCCACTTTGAAACTTGAAGAAATCAAACTCCATCATGGAAAAATCAGTAATGAACAGTATCAACAAATTACTAACATTTATAAAAAAATGGGTGATGAGATAAGCAAGCAACTTGATAGTCGCCATGATAAAGAAATATCCGGACTGAATAAAATCTTTAGAGACACTAACGGTTTAACTAAAAAGCAAGAAGCTAAAATTATAGCGCAAGCACAACAACAAAATGAAAAAGAATCGGCAAGTATTCAAAAGACACAAGAAAAAATTCAAGCTATATACAAAAAAGCTCATGATGAACATAGAGCATTGAAAAAGTCTGAAATCAAACAGATTGAAGAACTTCAAACACAACTCGATTCTAAAGTTGTTAAATCTATGTCTAAAGGCGAGGTTGAACAAAAAGCAATTTTAGAAAGAATGAAACAAAACAAGAGTAAGTTATCTATTCAAGCAGCTTCTAATGTTATTAAAGAAAGTGCGAAAGAAAGAGATAAGACTATTTCTGATGCCAAGAAAAAGTATAAAGATACTGTGGCCGAAGCAATCAAACAACGTGATCAGAATGGAACACTTTCAAAAGAACAAGCCGACAAAGTAATAAAAAATGCTAAGAAACAATATGATGAGTCAAAAGACAAAGCCAAGAAACAACATAAAGATGTAGTGAATGAAGCTAAAAAGCAAAATAAAGGTGTAGGCGCAAATATTGATTCTCAAACTGGTAAAGTAAAAACTGGTTGGCAGAAGATGATTGATACAACAGTTGTTAAAGGTGCGAAAATTTGGATTACTACCAAAAAGACCTGGGATAATATTTCTAATAAAATCGGTTCTGCTACTAAAAATGGTTTGAACAACGCTAAGAAATGGTTCGGCCAATTGCCTGGTAGAGTATCTGGATGGTTCGAATCTACTAAAAAGCATACAGATGACAAGTGGAATAAGATAAGCAGTAAGATTAGTTCATCTTCTAGAAACGCATTAAACAACACTAAGAAATGGTTCGGTCAATTACCTGGAAAAACTTCAAGCTGGTTCAAATCAACTAAGAAACATACAGATGATAACTGGAACAAAATCAGTAATAAAATTTCAAGTTCGACTAAGAGTGCTTTCAATAACAGTAGGAAGTGGCTCGGACAACTTCCAGGCAAGACTTCCAGTTGGTTCAAGTCTGCTAAGAAGAATACTGACGATAACTGGAATAAAATCAGTAGCAAGATAGGCTCATCTACTAGAAATGCTTATAACTCTGCTAAGAAGTGGTTTGGGAATACTACTGCAAATGCTAAATCCAATTTCAAAAATACATGGAATACGACTAAAGATAGATTCGGCGATATTGCTAATAAAGTTGAAAAAAAAACACATAGTGTGTTTAACTCTGGTAAAAAATGGTTTGGTAAAACATATGGTAATGCTAAAGAAAACTTTAAGAACATGTGGAATAATACCAAGTCAAGATACGGTGATATAGCTAATAAAGCAGAAGAAAAATCTAAGAGTGTATTCAATTCAGGCAAGAAGTGGTTCGGCAAAACTTACAGTAATTCTAAAGAGAATTTCCAAAACATGAAAAATAAAGCGACTGACCGCTTTAAAGAAATTGCTGCACAAGCCGAAGAAAAAGCTAAAAAGACTTTTGGTAGTTGGAAAAGTTGGCTTGATAAAACTTTAGGTTGGATTAAAAACATCAAGAAAGATTTCGGTTCTGCTGCTTCAAGTTTAGGTAAAGAAGTTGCTAACAAAGCAATCGGCGGTTTGAACAGTATGATTGGCGGTATTAACAACATTGCCAAAGCGATTACTGATAAAACACTTATTAAGCCTATCCCCACTTTATCCACAGGTACATTCGACGGCTCATCATTAGCAACGGACAGTAATGGCGGTGTTATGGCACCGACAATGGCACTGGTAAATGATAGAGGTCCAGGAAACGGAAGTGGTTCAAACGGACATCAAGAGTTAATTCAACGTGCAGACGGCTCATTGCATGCACCGCAAGGTCGTGATGTCATTGTTAAACTCAACAAAGGTGACGGTGTAATTAACGGTACGGCTACACAACGTATGCAGAATATGGGTATGATACCTAAACTCTCAAAAGGTTCTATTCCTCGATTTGCCAAAGGATCATTCAAAAAGAAACTGGATGATTATTTAGAGCATCCACTTCAATCTTTAGTTAAAGATGCAACAAAAGGTTCTCAAGTTGCTAAAAAAGTAGTCAAAGACAAGTCTAAAAATGTTATTGAAAAAGCTAAAGAGGTAGGAAATGATGCTGTTGAAAGTGCCGAAGATATGGCTTCCGGAATATGGGGCGGAATCAAAGGTGTTACTAAAGATGTTGGTGAATTCTTAGAGAATCCAGGTAAACTTGTTGAGAAAGTTATGGATAAAATGGGTATCAACTTCGGTGGCGGAGACAACGCAACAGTAAAAATGGCTAAAGGTGCTTATTCAATTCTGAAGAAAAAATTAGTTGATAAAGTGCAATCATGGTTTGACGAATCAGGCGGAGACGGTGCTGGAGGATGGATTGATTTATCAAGAGGAATCAATACGCCGTACAGTCCTAACGGACCGCCACCAGGATATGCTTTTAACTGGCCACATCCGGGTATCGACTTGCCTTATATTTACGAACCAGTTTATTCAACAATCAGCGGTACAGCTCATACAAAAGAAATGCCGGGCGGATTTGGACACTATATTCAAGTACATGGCGGAGATTTGGATGTTATTTACGGACATTTAAGCAAATGGTTAGTACATGAAGGACAAAGAGTACATCCAGGCACAAAACTTGGTATTTCAGGTAACACTGGTGCATCTACTGGTCCGTATTTACACTATGAAATGCATCAAAACGGCAGACCTATTAACCCTATAAAATGGTTGAAAGCACATCCAGGTAAAAAAGGCGGTAAAAGTTCTGCGCCTAGAGAAGTAAGTGCATGGAGACCAGAAGTAATGCAAGCATTGAGACTTGCTGGACTACCTGCCAATTCTGCTTATGCGAATGCTTGGTTAAGACAAATCAATACTGAATCATCTGGTAATCCAAGTGCAACAGGACCAGGAAGTTCAGAGGGTACACCGCGTGGTTTAGTACAAGTTAAACCTGGTACGTTCAACGCATATAAACTTCCAGGGCATGGTAATGTATTGAATGGTTTAGATAACTTGATTGCCGGTATGCGTTATGCAAAGGCTCGTTATGGCGGAAGAATGTTAAGTACTATCGGTGTAGGAGGTCCTTATGCTAACGGTGGTATGGTTACGAAACATCAGATTGCTGAAATCGGCGAAGGAAACAAACCAGAAATGGTTGTACCTTTGACTCGTCGTAACCGTGCGATTCAATTAATTGAACAAGCTATGAGCTATGTTGGTATGAATAAAGGTAAAACAGAAGTAACTGTAAACAATGACAATTCAACAATTGAACGTTTATTACAACAAAACATTTCACTTAATGCACAGAATAATAACTTAACTCAAACATTGATTAATGTTGTTCAGAATCTACCTGTTGGTATTGATGGTGATAGTTTAAATAAACATTTCAACAAGAAAAACGGTAATAGCATATCGCTAGAAGCTTATAGTAAAGGGGGCAGCATAGTTTGATAAATGATAAATGGTTAAAGTTATTAACCGATACAGGTACGATTGATGTAAATGAAGCGCTGCCTGGTTTTATATTTTTAGATACAAAACAAGACTACCCTAACTACAATGATAATAAATTAGTAATAAATGGCTTAGATGGAGAGATACCAGGTGCGATTAGTTTCGCACCTTTTAATTTAGTTTTACGATTTGGTTTAGATTCACAAGATGTAGAAGATGTGTATTTAGCAGAACAGAAACTAAGACGTTTGTTTTTCAGAAGAAAACACTATTCAGTAGTAACGTCTGATATACCTAATAAAAAGTTTGCAGTCGCTACACCAAATATAGCAACTAATGTGAAAGATTTTGCATCTATGGAATTTGAAGTCACTTTTCAAGTCTATAAGGGCTATTCAGAATCGCTATATAAAACAGATCAGTTTTCTTTAATGTCAGATAAATGGCAATTTGAAAGTGGCGTTATGCCTGATAATGAGATTGCTTATACGCACAACAGACAGAAATTTTCAATATTCAATGGCAGTGACGATACCATAGACCCTAGATTACGACACGAATTACAGATATGGATTAGGTTAAACACTACAACAGGATTTAGGCTAGTTAATAAAACAACAGGTGATATTTTCGAATATAAAGGTAAGTTAGAAACCAATCAAAGTTTTTTACTAGATGGTGCTTATCCTTATATTGAAACAAAACGATGTGGCAGATTAACCAATCATGGCATTATCACGTTAGCACCTGGTTATAATGATTTTGAAATTTGGGGAAGTGTAAGTGGTGTTAATATCCAGTTTATCTTCCCTTTTATTTATAGGTAGGTGATAAAGTTTGAGTACAGATATTATTGTTACTGATATTAATGAAACCATGTCTGAATTGTTATTAGACTTTGCTTATGACACGTTTAAATATGAGTATGAACGTAACAACACAAGACAAATCACCTTTATCGCTTATAAAACAAGGTACAATGAAGATGTTTATAATCTATTGCAGAATGAAGCCTATATTGAATATAAGGGTCAAAAGTATGTAATCAAAACAGCCTCACCATCATTTGACGGTTTTATTCATACAAAAGAAATCATCGCTACGCATATCATGTTTGAGTTTCAAAACCATTATGTAAGCAAAGATACAGATTCAGAAACAATAAATGACGATTCAGATTCTAACAAAGCTCAAAAGGTAACACTCAATGAATTTTTAGAGTATGGATTCAAAGGTAATAAGCTAGGATATTCCTATGAGATTAAAGGTAGCTTTAATAACAAAGTATCCTTTGAAGGTTTAGGTGAAAAAAATGGTATGGAATATCTTGTAGAAGGTGCAGAGCTATTTGGATTTATCTATTATGCAGATAATAAGAAAATTTATATCCATGATAACAATTCATTCTATGTACCCACTGAGAAAACAATTCGCTATAAATATAATAACAGTGAAGTAAAAGCGAGCATAGATACCAAAGAATTAAAAACTGTGATTAAAGGCTATGGTAAAAAACTAACAAGTAAAGATACTAAAAACTACTCACCTGTAAAACCGAAAGACCTAACCTATAGTGGCAAGTTTATAAAAGATGGCACATGGCGCACCGAAGAAGTCGGCGCGTCTTTTTCATATGAATTGGAATGTAAATATGGTAATGAAACTATTGTTTTCTCATTAAAGAAAATGAGTAAAGGTGGCATGCTCGATTTGTATTTCAATGGTGAGAAAGTTGGCGAATATAGTTGCTACAGTAAGTCGGCAACGACCCAAAACATAACTTTATCAAAGAATACGAAAAAAGGTAAATACACTGTTAAAGCCGTTTTTAAAGGTAAAAAATCAGGTGTAGATTATAAGAAGTCGGCGCCTTGTATGTATGTAGGTACAGAAAAAGCTACGGTTATCAACACAACAGCTGTTTTAAAAGGTGATGACTTATACAGTTCAACTTATGTCTACAAATCATCTAAAAGCTATGATGTGTTCGGACACAGAGAGGCACCTGATCACTTCGATGAATCCATAACAGATAAAGATGAATTAAAAAGTAAACTTGAAAAAGAGTTAAAAGACGAGCCTGATATTGAATTAGATATTAATTACATCGGCGATGAAAAGATTGAAGAACGAGATGCGATTTGGTTTATCCATGAAATCATGGGTTACAACACTGAATTAAAAGTCGTTTCTCTCATACAAGTGCATCCACTTAATCCTGCACCTGATGAAATTGGGTTTAGTAATAACAAGAGAGATATTGTTCAAATCAGTAATGTATTAAATCGTAAAATGAAAAGCGTGAGCGCTGCACTGAATAAAAGCAAGTTAAATAATATTTATAGCCCTTCTACCGGATACACTGGGGGCTCAATCGTTGGGAGTGTTTTAGTAGATGAGTAAAGAAATTCCAATTATAAGAATGAGTTATGAGGGCGAAGATGCTTTTCCACAAACACATACAGAAGGTGTTATCGGCTTAGAAGATTTAATTGAATCAATCGTCACACAATATATTAGAAGTGATTTAATCGTTCAAGCACCAACAGGACAGAAATTTAAAATCGTTGTAGACGATAAAGGTGTATTAACAACTGAAAGAATGGAGGGATAGAATTATGCTTACAATGCAAACAAATATGAGTAACCAATTAGATCAACGTTGGAGAAACGAAACAATAAGTAACTTTAAGAACGTACTCAGTTTCACAAATGGTATTGAAGATAAAATGATTTATCATCAATATGAGCAATTAAAAGCACATGACAGTAAACAAATCACGCATGCCAACACAACACTAGATAAGATGATTGTTTATTTGTTAAATGAAGTTAAGAATTTAGTTGTCGGTGTAGATGGTGATGGTGTTAAAGAAGTAACAGATGCACGTGTCGGTCAAGATGGTACACAACATGGCATCTTATCTCAAAGGTTATTTACAGATTTTTCCGATGTTTATACAGACATCAATCGTGTAGAAGAAAAAATCAGTTCTATAAACATTGATGAGTATCACCCAGATAAAACTGGTAAGACAGACGTATCGGATTATATTCAAGATGCCTTAAACAGAATTCATAATAACGGTTCAGGAACATTATATATCCCTGCTGGTAAATATTTAATAGGCAAAAGACTTATTATTTATGAGAACACAACAGTAAAAATGGATAACAATGCAATCCTCCTTCGTGGCTGGGGTGGTGGTTTCTTCATGAATGGACCGAGTGAAGATGCGTTCTATGGCTATGAAGGTCGAGGTAACATTCATTTTGAAGGTGGTACGTTAGATTCTAACTATGAACAAATTGATAAGTTCAAAACGACTGCTATTGACATGGTGATACTAAAACATGCAGAGAACATTACTTTTAACAATGTGAGATTTAGAAACCTAATTAGTTATCACTGTGTGGATGCAAACGGTGTTAGAAGTTTAACGTTTGATAACTGTACATTTGAAGGGTATATCAATTTAACGGGTGATAACTTTAAAGAAGCAATACAAATCGGTGAGTATACAGCTGAAGGTATTGGTGGTGCAGGCTATAATGATGGCACGCCATGTAAAGAAGTATCGATTAAAAACTGTACATTTAGAAAGTCAGATATACTTGAAGGATTTAATGTAGCAATAGGTAACCACTACAGTGTGCATAACATCTATCAAGAAGATATCAAAATTGTAGGGAATACATTTGAAGATATCAAACAAGCAGCCGTTCGACCTTATAAATGGGTGAATACGAAAATAACGGAAAATTCATTTAGACGTTGCTATGAAGGTGTTCGTATTTCATCAGTGGGTGGCGAAGATAAAAGTGCGAATGATGTTAAAGGTATTCCGTCAGGTACTCCTCAAGCTGGTCGATTATATGCAATCAACAATAATTCGTTTGAAGAATATAAGAAAACAGGTGTTTCAGTATTTGGTCAACAATATAATGGCATAAGCGCACCTGTGCAAAACATCAAAATCACAAATAACTTCTTCGTATCTGATAACAACGATATCGGTGAAGCGATTGTTATGAATTTATGCGATGATATGCATATTAAGGACAATACAATCTCATATGCTTATCGAGGTGTAAGATATAAAGGCTGTATCAACGTGTTTATTGAGAAGAATTATTTGAATAATATCAAAACAGAAGCTGTTTATAATGAAGTTTCACCGTATACAGGGTATTACGCACAAAATAAATACATTAACATTTTGAACAACTTAGTTAATACTACAGGTAAAAATGGCATATATGTTCAACATGCGTCGTATTCCTTTGTTAGATCTAATACTGTTTCAAATCCAAATACTGATAACATCGACGGTAACGAACGTGGTGGTATTTACTTAAATAACTTTGACACTGGCGAAGTAGCACATAATCACGCCTACGGTTCAGATAAATCATTTGCTATACGTGGTGTTAATATGAAAAACACTACTATATTCAATAACGGTGGCTCTGGCGGCATATTTATAGATGGTGACGCTAATACGAAAATTGGTTATTGGAATGTATCGGACTACAACAATATTATAAAAACGAGCACGAAAGGTGTGTATTGATAATGACTATGGATAAACAGACAAATATACCTTTAGAAACTACTGCTAAGTACCAACCGTTGTCTAATTTAGACGTTAATTTTTACACGAGAGATATTCAAACATCAATATTAAATTTTATTGTAACTAGAAATCACAAACCATTGTTATTGGGTGAAAGTAATGTGGTTACAAATATAAGTTTAGAATTTGAAGATGGATCTATAGTGAGAGATGATTTAACGATAAAGGATGGTATAAATGGTATTTTATCGTATACATTGTCAGATGAAATGTTACGCCATACAGGTAAGGTAACAGGACAAGTTGATATAGCAATTAAAGGGAAAGAGGACACTGTTGTTGAACGGTTGTTCTCTTTTAATATAGCTAAAACTTTAATTGATAGTATAGATGCCGAAACAAAATTAATACACATCAAACACTTTGCAGATTTAGAAAAGAACATCACTGAAAGATACGAACGAATGGAAGAAACTTTTGCTAACGGCGAGAATTTAGCACAAGCTGTATTAGACGCATCAACAAAAGGATTAGACGAACTTACTTCGGCGAAAACTAAAAGTCTAAATGAGATTAAAACGTCTAAAGATAGTACCTTAAAAGAAATCACAAATACAGGTAGTGACTATACGAACCAATTAAACACTGTTTATAACACAATGGATGAGAAGATTAATAAATTTAACTCTGATGTTCAAGCTGGAGGCTATGTTAAATCCTCAATTACGGATAATTGGCAAAAATATAAATTAACAAACAATGATGGTTCATCGAAAGAATTAACGAAAGCAGATTTGTTAAATAATGAATATCTAAATGGATTAGAGCCTGGAAGTTACTTTGCTTCTGAATCAGTTAGTACCCCTTCTGGTACTGATGGCTTTGTAAATGTTCAAAAAAGAAATGTTATTAAAATTGTATATTTTCAACCTCAAAATTCAGATAAATTATACATCAATCGCTTTAATAATGTTTGGTCGAATTGGCATGATCCTTTAAACGATAAAGAATCCATATCAGGGTCACAAGCTAAAGCGGATAAGGCTTTGTCAGACGCAAAAGTATATGTAGATAAAAATATTTCTGATACAGGTTGGCAAGAACTACCGTTAATGAGTGGCGTTGAAGCCGATACAGATTTAGGTCCTTCGGTTTATAGAGTAAAAAACGGAGTTTGCAATATCATATTCAACGTTAGAATGACATCTGCTAAAGCCGAAACATCATTCTTAACTTTGCCGTCAAATGTGCTACCTAAATATGCATTTAGTTTTTTAGCAAGAACAGACGGTAATTCAGGTAAAAACCCAGTTAAATGCAGTTATGATGTAACAAACAAAGTGTTTAAAATATGGCAAAATAATGATAATACAATTAATACAGGTGATTTTGTCTACGGACAATTAACTTATATCGTGGGGTGATTGAATGTATAAACAAGTGTTTGATTATAACGGAAATCCATATTTAGTATTAACTAATGAAGATGGAAGTTTATCAGAAAAAGATTTAAAAGAACAAGGTGTGTATCAGTATACAGAAATCATGCCACCTAGCAATCTTTATCCACCACGCAAGTTTGATGGTGAAAAATGGTATGGTGCAACAGCAAACGATACAGAACAAAATAACAATGGTATCACACAAAAGCCTGACCCTTTAGAACTCATAGTTGCACAATCACAAATGCAAATTGCTAAAGGTAATGTACAATTAAGAGAAACTCAAAAAGAGTTAGCGAAAGCAATGCTTGAGATTTCAAAACTTAAAGGAAGTGTTGAATAATGTGGCCAACATTTGAAAGTATTAAATATTTTTACGATATTAAATGCTACACAAACGATGATATTAAAACCTATGTTGAATTAGGTTGTTTAACTAAAGAAGATTACGCAAGAATCACTAAGGAAGAATATCAAGATGATAAAGAAGATGGAATACCAGAAGGTCACTATTAATTTAGTGGCTTTTTATTTTATAGAAAGTGGGTGAACGCATGAATGAACAGTTTACAATACGCGATAAACTAGCCACATTATCTTTATTTGGATTAGGCGTGTTTGTAGATGTACGAGGCCTCTACTGGTTCATAAGCCCTGAAAGAGTAATCAAAGAGAGTGCTTTTTACCAAGCGTTAAATGACGTTATGTCTATTTGGATTTGGGGTTTGTTACTGCTTATATTCGGTACTTGTCTGATTCTATCAAGTTTATTTTTCGGCAAACGATCTGTGAATAATACTTCGGATTACTTTATGTTAATAGGTGGGTTAGGAAGTGCCATCATACACTTCTTAATGTCATCGGCAGCTGTATATAATGCGCTTAATTGGCTAACCCCAGCGCAAATGATTATCATGACGGCATGGCTCGGATTTGTCGGTTTCTTAGGTGGTTTAGGTATCTATGGACGAAGATAAATATGTACTAAAACACGAGTGGGAAAAATCGAGGGGTAAAATACACGAACGCATAAACGAAGTAGATAAGAAACACACAGAAAACTTTAATAGTTTGCTGAATAAATTAGATAGACAGACATTGCTGCAAGAAAAATCGTTCGAGTCACAAGCTAGGTCAGAAAAACACTTAGAAAAAATGAGTGAATCATTAGCAACAGTAGGCACTAGAGTTACTGATTTAGAATACGAAACAAAAAGTCATGAGAAAGAAATTAAAAATTTACAAGGAACCGTAGAAGCAGAAGCGAAAGGAAACAGAGAAGTAATCGGCTACTGGTTGGGATTTGCAGGGATTGTATTAGTCCCGCTTATCTCTTTGGTAGCAAATATCTTCTTTAAATAAGTCGGCACATATGTGTCGGCTTTTTAATATACAAGGGAGTGATTTAATGACTATATTTAAAAATAAAGATGTACAAGCGAACATCAATAATAAAAGTGTAGATTTAGGAAACATTGGCGCTAATTTTTACACAGAGGATGACAACACAAGTTCTATCCGTATCTACATTAACTGGAATGGACAACCAGTTAATCTAAACACAATAGATATGAAACCACGATTAGACTTATTCCTGCAAGATAAATCAATATTTCTGAATGAACCAGTGGATGTTGTTCTACCTGAAAGCGGGCTAATCCAATACATCATTCCTACAAAAATCATTAAGCACATAGGTAAAGTTGATGCGAAGTTATTCCTTGAATCTAAAGAGCGTTCTGTTCACGTTGCTAATTTTAACTTCAATATCCTTGATTCTGGTATAGAAGGTGCTGTTGAAAAAGAAATAAGCGTCAACTTAGTTGAAGATACTGTTCGTAGAATAATTGAAGAAAACCCAGATGATTTCAAAGGACAAGACGCAGACCCTAATGATGTTAAAGATTTATTAATTCCATATACAGAAAATCGAGTATCTGAAGAATTTGAAAAATTATCATCTGCTAAACAAGTTGACAGTGAGGTTATTAATGCTAGAGACAATTTTAATAGTCTAAATGAAAGGTTAAATAATTCAGATGTTAAATTAAACAACACACAACGAGTTATTAATATCGTAGCACGAGGTGCAATCGGCGACGGTACAACAGACAATTACCAAATAATTCAAGACGCTATAAAAGAGGCAGAAATAGACGGAAGCACTATTTTTATTCCGTCAGGTACTTTTTATATATCTAAAAATTTAGAAACTAAACACATGACATCATACAATTACAGATTTGGTATTAAAATATACGGAAATGGTAAAGACAGTATTCTTACAAGAAAATCCGGTAAAATTCCAGCAGATTATACGTCGAAAGAGAAATTGCCACATCAAGCAGCGTTGTCGTTATATGGCTCAAATAATATTATAGAGGATATCAGTATAAATGATTGTCAGGTCGGGATATATATAGGTCAAGATCCTTCAACTACCGAGCCTAGTAGTGCGTCAATGAACAGAATTAAAAATATTTGGATGGAATACGTTGGCACAGGTTTACAATTCACACATGGCGCAGGAAACCACTATAATATTTTTGATAACTTCCACATTATTCACGCTCAAATCTGTGTTGACTTAGGCGTAGGATATTTCATGAATAAATTCAATAATAACAGAAATACATTTAATAATTTCAGAGTTGCACGTACATGGATTGGTTTTTTATTAAGAGAAACTGACGGTAATTTCTTCAATAATATTTATGCTGAAACATTGCAAGGCGACGGGGCTATTGGAAATGCACCTAGTTTCTTACCAAGTGAATTAAATGGCAAAAAGACTTTCATTGTAGCTTTAGACGGTCAATACAACACATTCAATAACTATGGTGCAGAAGCAGTGGAATGGTATATCTATTCAGTTGGCTTTAGAAACTCATTTGTTAATGGTATGACTAAAGATGATAGTGTAGCAACAAGTAAAGTGATGTTCCCTAATCCTTCAAGACAACCACTAAATTACATTGCAAATTCAACTATGATTGCAGGATTGGTATACCAACCACAAGCTGGTATTTTTTACGAAGGCTCAAATGGTATAGGTATACAAGCACCATATAGACTATTTGATATTAATTATCACAGACAAAATAAATCATTGGCTCAACTATCATCAAATATAACTGGTTTAACTTCCTTGTCATCAAGTAAAGCTCATAGAGTTGGAAGAAAAGTTGATTGGTCAGTGTATGCCAGATTTATCGCTAAATTTGATGAAAACACAAATCAACTTGTTAAAGAACCAATTAAAATTAACTTACCATTTACAGAAACCCCTGAAACTTTATATACAAATGCTTTAACTACGAATTTAACCAAACCATTTTTAATATTTGTTGGTAATTCTAATGGGGCAACAGAAGTAGCACAAGCAAGAATTTCGACTGCTGCAGAAGCAAAAGATTTTGGAACGTATCATTTAGTCGTAAATGCGCCGGCAACTGGTTGGAGAACAGATGCAAACGTAAACTATTTATCTTTCGATATTAGTTGGAATGTATAGATTATAAAGTCGGCACATATGTGTCGGCTTTTTATTTTACTCGAAAGGAGCAAAACATATGGATACAGGAACAATTGTAAGAACAATTTTATTAATACTAGCATGGGTTAACCAAGCTTTAGCTTTAAATCACATTTCGCCAATACCGGTCGATGAAGTGACAATCAGTACATTAATTACTGGTGTTGTATCTCTTTGGACGTGGTGGAAAAACAACAATTTCACTCATCATGCCCAAAAAGGCCAAAAAGTAATCAAACAATCTAAAGCAGGCACTTACTCAACAGGTGGCGCCCCTCAAATGAATGGAGATGAATTCTAATGACATCAATTAGAACATATAAACAAGCGATTAGTTATTTAAAATCAATGGAGGGACATGCGTATAATCCCGATAACGCATATGGTGTTCAGTGTTTTGATCTAGCCAACCAATATTGGCTTTATTTATTCAATCACGGCTTAAAAGGTGTGGGTGCTGCAGACATACCAACATGGAATAACTTCACAAATGAGGCGACTGTATATGAAAATACACAATCGTTCCAAGCGTTACCAGGCGATGTTGTGATATTCAATCGTAATTATGGAGAAGGTTATGGACATGTAGGTATCGTATTAAAAGCTACTTTAAATTCAATTACGATACTTGAGCAAAACTGGTTGGGTGGTGCTTATTGGACGCCTCCAGAAGTAGCTACACGCCGTACACATGGATATGATTTCCCAATGTGGTTTATCCGTCCATTCTACGCTAAATCAACTAAACTTAACGCGGTTAAAAGTAAATCTAAACCAGCTAGGAAAGCTAAAGCGAACAAAGGTAAAAAGATTATGCTTGTCGCCGGTCATGGTAAAGGAGCATATTCAAATGATCCTGGTGCCGTTGCAAATGGATATAATGAACGTGACTTTAATCGTAAAAATATCATTCCTAGAGTTAAAAAGTATCTTGAAAGTGTAGGGCATACCGTTGTCTTATATGGTGGTAAAACAATGAATCAAGATTTATATCAAGATACACGCTATGGACAACAAGTTGGGAACTACTCAGATTATGGATTGTATTGGGTTAAAAAGAACGTAAAACCTGATATTATTGTAGAGTTCCATTTAGACGCAGCAAGCCCACAAGCAAGTGGCGGTCATGTAATTATTAGTGATAGATACCCAGCCGATGATATAGACAAAGCCTTATCTAGTGCATTAGGTAAAACGGTTGGTAAAATCAGAGGTGTTACACCTAGAAACGATTTGTTAAACGCTAATGTAACAGGTCGATTAAATTTAAACTATAGATTAATAGAACTTGGTTTCATTACAAGTAAACATGATATGAATTACATTACAAATAATTTAGATAGTTTCACTAAACGAATTGCAGAGGCAATTAATGGTAGACAAATCGGCGCTAAAGCTAGTAAACCTAAAGAAAAACAAACTGTATGGAATTGGAAAGGCAAGTTTACTGCAGACAGAACAATTAAAGTTAGAAAATCTCCAGGATTAAACGGTACAGAAGTCGAACCTAGATCATGGTTAAAAAATGGTAATTACGTTCCATTTGACCAAGTCATCAAAAAAGATGGTCATTGGTGGGTTCGTTTCAAATATGTGCAACCCGGTTCAAGCGACAAAGATTTCTATTGTGCAGTTTGTAAAATCACTGATAAAGAACAGAAGATTAAAAATGAAAAATACTGGGGCGAAATTGTTTGGAAGTAAATAAATTGCTATAATATAAATAGAGTTCATGGTTGCAATGTGCATCCATATTTGAGGATTGCTTGGCAGAGCAGTCCTCTTTTTTTATGTATTTTAAAGTCAAGATTGATATAGAACTTATAAAAAGTAAAATTTGACTGTAAAAATCATTAACTCTATAATTATCATTAGTACACATATAAATCTGTATCATTCATGCCCCAATTATACGAAGCATTAAAACTTACGTTACATTCCCTCCAATAATACAGTTTTGTGTACTTTTTATACATAATTTACTCACCTATACTATATACTGAATAGGTGGGTTTTTTGATACCATTTTGTTGGAAAATAGAAAAGTTCAGATAATTTAAGCGCTTAAAAACTGCATGAAATCAACGTTTTTAATTTCAAAAATTCCTAAAAAAACACTGCTTTCAATCGAAATGGAAGGGTATATGGTATAATGAAAGCAAAAAAGTAGGTGTGTTATATGTATATACTTTTTGAACATATAGAAGATTATGAAAATCCAAAAACAAATATAATTTGTATAACAGAGTACAAAATTATGATAGAAGAATACTTGTCTAAATTAAAATTTAATCGTATTTTACATTTTGAAGATCGTAGCATCTATGAGCAAGAAGATAAAGACTATATTATAATTTACTCCAAAACGAATAAATGCCAAAAACTAGAGGTTGTTTTATGAAACGCCTAAAAGAGTTAACTTTATATGATCAGAGTATACAAAAATTAGAATTCTACTTGTATCACATAGAATTGTTAAAACAGAAACAAGCAATAAATTTGAACGATCAAATTATGATTAATTTATTGTTAAATGTACTTAAATCTTCAATGGAATATTCAATCAAGTATTTAAGAAATTATAATAAAATTAATAAAAAAATAAATAGCTATATCCCTAATAAAAATGATTTTAAAAATGACGAAAACTTTTACAACGTTTTAGAACAGAGATTTGGCGTTAGGGACGAAAAGGGCAGAACAATTTTTGGCAATTTATTTTCGACAAACTTATATAATGAATTTAATAAAATGCAAAATAATGAAAAACACTCTAGTATCAACATTCATCGAAAGAACATTATTGAAAATAGTGGCACGGGTGTCTATGGGAACAATATTTTAATCAATAATGTTACTATAATTAGAGATGAAGATAGCGATAGTAAAGGAATAGTTATTGATGATAAAGAAATTGATATAACTAAAAATGAAGGTTATACATATGAAGAAGAATTATATTTCGAATATAATAATAGGGAAGTTTTTAGTTTTTTAGATGAGGTTTATCATATGGTAAATAATTTTGTGCTAGATATAAAAGAATACATAGAGAATCGGAGTGATAAACATGGATAACCTTGTATGGATTCTACCAACTTTATCAGCGGCATTTTTCGGATTAGCTTTTTATGGTCAATCAGTAAAAGTAGATCGTTTAGAAAAAGATATAGAAAAACTTAAAAGTATAAACTATAGCCGGCCGAATTAAAATGTTGGTCGGTTATGAATTAATAAAATAAAAAATGGTAGATAGTACAACGAAATATAACATATGTAGGATGGGGAAAATGAAAAGACTATTAGCATTTGGTTTATTGAGTAGTTATTTATTAGCAGGGTGTAGTAATAATAATATATTAGAAAAGGATTATTTAAATATAGCACATAGAGGAGCAAGTGGAAAAGCACCAGAACATACATATGCTGCTTATGATAAAGCTATTAAACAAGAAGCTGATTATTTAGAATTAGATTTACAGATGACTAAAGATAAAGAATTAATTGTTATGCATGATAATGATGTTACTAGAACTACTAATAGTAGTGGTCTGGTAAAAAATAAAACTAATAACGAAATAAAAAAGTTAGATGCGGGCTCTTGGTTTGATGGGAAATATTCGAATGAAAAAGTTCCTTTGTTATCAGATGTGTTAAAAAAATATTATAATAAGACAAATTTCTACATCGAAACCAAAACACCAGAAGCTTATCCAGGAATGGATAGAAAGTTAATTGATGAATTAAATAAAAAAACTTTATTAACGCCTCATAATTTAAAAAATGGTAGGATTATAATTCAGTCATTTTCAGAGAAAAGCCTATCTAATATACATAAAATGAACAAAAATATACCTCTAATATTATTAGTGGAGGATAATGACATAAGCAAATTAACTGATACAGAGCTAAAAAGGTTATCTAAGTTTTCTTATGGCATAGGAATTAATTATAAAAAAACTGAAAAAGAATTAGTGGAACGGGCACATGAAAATGGTCTAAAAGTACACGTTTTTACATTAAATAATAAAAAAGAAGTCGAAAAAATGAAAGAAATCAAAGTAGATGGAGGTTTTAATAACAATCCATAA